CAACCCGACAAAGACCGAATGGTCAACGTCAACAACAGGAGAGTAAAACAATGGGATTTTTGAATTTAAACAGCGAACGCAAATACCTCCCACGCCTCGACATGGACCTACGCGCCGGACGGTTCTTCGCCGTCGAGCGCACCCAGAACGCCGCAGGGGAGTGGGAGAGCGAGAAGGTCGAGGTCGAGAAGCCGCGTTTCGTCGCCGACCTCGCCAACTGCGAGATCGGGTGGACCGCTTTTGTCGAAAAGCGTCCCGACTCCGTAATGCGTCACTGCGCCGACGGCATGCCACCGCAACCAACGCCAGAGCATAAGGCCGCGTTTGGTTTTAATGTCAAAATGGTTGATGGGGATTTTGACGGTTCGCTCCGCAAGTTTTCAAAACAGGGCATCACTATCGGCAAAGCGTTTGACGACCTCGTTGACGCGTGGCAAGCCCTGCCGGAGTCAAAAGACCCGACGAAATGCCCCGTCGTAGCTGTCACCGGCACGACCCCCGTTAAAGCCGGTCAGTCAACGAATTACGCGCCGAAGTGGGGCATTGTCGAGTTCGTAGACCGTCCGTCTGAGTTTGACGACCATGTTCCGGCCCGTCGAGACCTCGCCGCAGAGAAAGCCGCAGAGGAGGCCACACAGGCCGCCGTCGCCGTTGACGACGTAGAGTTCCTCTAAACCCTAACGAACGCCCGACGGCCCTTCCTCCTCTTAGGGCTGTCGGGCTATATTATTTTGAATCAGAAACTCATATTAGACGGCGAGCTACCTGCACTAAACGAGATAATCGCGGCGAGTAAGAGCCACTGGTCGCGCTACTCTCGCGTAAAGCGAGGAAATACGCAGATCGTCGCGCTTGAGTGTCGAGCGCAACGGCTCAAGCCCGTTGACGCGCCAGTAGAGGTCACGTTTCGGCATTACAGGCCCAACAAGCGCAAAGACCCCGACAACGTGGCGGGCGGGGCGCAGAAGGCGATTCTGGACGGTCTGGTAAAGGCTAAGATACTCCCAGACGATACAATGCGTTATATTAATTCTCTCCATCACTATTTTGAGATTGACCGCAAAAAACCGAGGATAGAGGTCCAAATCAATGTCACAGATCAAGAAGAAGTTCGCGCTTGAATACGCGGCGCGAGGTTGGCAGGTTTTCCCCTGTCACTTCATAACAACAAACGGCACCTGCTCCTGTGGCGAGGACTGCGGCAGTGCCGGAAAGCATCCGATGGTCCGAGGTGGTCTAAACGACGCGACGACCGACGAGCAACAGATAAAAGACTGGTGGAGCCAATCGCCTTACGCTAATATCGGCATACGTACTGGCGAGGTGTCCGGCATTACAGCGATTGATATTGACCCGCGCCACGATGGAGACGCGACTTGGCGCGAACTGGAGCAGACCGTCGGCCCGATACCCGACACGCCAACCCAGACGACTGGCGGCAACGGGCAACACATCATCGTCAATTACACGCCCCGCCTCCATTCCCAGAACGATGTCGCGCAGGGTATCGACGTTAAAAACGACGGCGGTTATATCCTTGCCGAACCGAGCAACCACGCGAGCGGTGGGACGTATGAATGGGAATTGGCCCTACATTACGACGACCACGCGCCCGTTGACCTTGCCGAGGCTTGGCCTAATGGCCTCCAGAGGCTCGTCGAGTTACAGCAGGGCAATCGACCCCAATTGACGCGCACGACGCGACAGACGGCGGGAGAGGGCCAAATAGAGCGCGAGGCGGGGCAGGTTATCGCCGAGGGATCGCGTAATGCTACGTTGACGAGCATCGCCGGATCGCTACGCCGCAGGGGATTGGACGCGGAACAAATCGCCGCGATGTTGCACCAATATAATCAACAGTTTTGCAGTCCAGAACTGGACGCGACAGAGGTGGATCGCATCGCGCAGGGCATGATGCGCTACGAACCCGCGCCACCTCTACCCTCAACCATCGACCCCGACCTCGGCGTGACTGCTGAGTCGGCTTCTACGCCGTCCGGCGGTGGGTATAACGTTGTCGGTCTCCCGATGACCGACGGCGGCAACAGGGACCGTTTGGTGGCACGCTACGGCTCGCAAATACTCTACGTCCCCGAACAGGGTTGGCATCTCTGGGACGGGGTGCGTTGGCGACTCGACAACGAAACCCGCATCCAAGAAATGGCCCTTGATACGGCGCGAACGATACGCGCAGAGGAGCGCACCGGCATCGTCGATAAACAAGGCGTTGACATTGCCGAAAAATGGAGCCTGTCGAGCGAGTCGCTTGTGCGCGTACACGCCATGATTAAACTCGCGCAATCGCACCCGTCAATCGTCTGCGGCGTTTCCGACCTCGATACGCATCCGTTCTTGTATAACGCCGCGAACACTACGGTCGATCTGCTGACGGGCGAAACGCTCGACCCCGACCCGACGCACCGGCTGACCCAACGGTCCCGCATGATATACAAACCCGACGCGACTTGTCCGTATTGGTGCGAGTTTGTCGGTCAGATATTGCGCGAGGACGAGGCGGTAATTCGCCACCTCCAGAAATACCTCGGGCTCGCGTTGACGGGCGACATGACGAGCGAGGCGATGTTTATCCTCTACGGCGAAGGGGCCAACGGGAAATCAATCTTGCTTGAAGTCTTGGCGTATCTGATGGGCGATTATCTAAGCACTGCACCGGCCCACACATTCCTGTCCTCATCACGCAACGAGTCGATCCGCAACGACCTCGCAATGCTACGCGGTGCGCGGTTGGTCACGGTATCGGAAACTAATAAAGGGTCGAGCCTCGACGAGGCTGTAATAAAGCGCACTGTCTCCGGCGATCAAGAAACGGCGCGGTTCCTCCATAAAGAATATTTCTCTTTTCATCCACAGTATAAAATACTTTTGGCGACAAACAACAAGCCAGAGATTAAAGGCGGCACTCACGGTACTTGGCGACGACTCCACTTAATAGAGTTTGGCGTAAAGTTTGGCTCGGCAGGTCATCCGGCGGCAGGTAAAAAGGACGAGATTATCGCACGACTCAAAAGCGAGGCGAGCGGTATCCTTAATTGGCTAATTGAGGGGTATCAACTCTACCGCGCTGAAGGGTTAGAACAACCCGACGCGGTGCGGGATTCAACAGCGAGCTACCGCGAAGACCAAGACCCACTAATAGACTTTTTCGGCACTTGTTGCGAGATCGGCAGTGATTACACTGTAACCACAAGCGACCTGCGCGAGGCTTACAACGCGCACACAGGCGAAGATCGGTCTGCGGTATGGTTCGGTCGGCTCATGTCCGAACACGGATACAAGCCGGAGTCGGTCGGCGGCAGGGGCAACCGCACCCGCGTATATCGCGGCATCATGTTGAGCGAGGACGGGCAGGCATTGCTCGCCCGTAACGAATACCAATATTAACCGAGGAGATGAGGACGATGGACAACGTATATAAATTTCTGCGCCAACTCGACGCTGTAGGGATCGGTCTTGAGTTAGCTGACGGCGATCAACTGAAGATGTCGGGCGGGTCGAATCTAACGCCCGACCAACGCGCCCACATCATAAAAAACAGGGGCGCAGTCATGGCGGCGATCAAGGCCCAACTGGTTTCAATGGGCGAGATGCTCAACCGCGTCGAACAGGCGACAACGTGGTCAGCATTAGAGCAGATCGTCGCAGAGGGTTGCGAAGCGTGGAAGTCGGGCAAACTTCAGACGGCCCACTACGAGCGCGTAACCGTCGCGGCCTGCAATCATGCGCGAGAGATACCGCCCTCGCACTCTATCATCAACAACGCGATAGTTAGAACCGCAGAGGTCAACGCGCAGGTCGTCGAGGTGTTCGACGGGGAGCGCGTCGCGTGACCGCGATAATCACTAAGACCATTTCGCCGCAGGTTCCTGTGCGGAAACCGTCGCGTGAGTGGTGGGTACGCGTCCATCCCGACCCCGACACGCATATAGAGGCCGGAGTCATTGAGGACAACGGCGCGGTCTATTTTGTTGATCCCGACCTCCACGACAAACTCGACAGCCATATCGAATACCGTCGGCTGTCATGGGCGATCAATCGGCAGGGGGTCAACTTCCTTTGGTCGGTCCCGCTCAACGCTACGGACGACTGGACGCGCACGGCACTGGTTGCGATGGACTACGCGAGGGATGAGTGGATCAAAATCAAGGCGGGTCCATCGGGCTATGAGGTGTTGAGGGCAACAGTTGAGCTTACCCCTCCAGAGTGGCCGGACTGGTCTTTGATTGACCTGCTTGAGCACGCCTTTAGGGATCGCATTATATTGCGTAATGGGTATAGGATCACCCGCGACCCGATAATGTCCCTTTGTGAGTATTGCGGCTACGCAAAGGCAACCCAACGCCATCATGTCAAATATATCCCAGAGGTCACGCGGTGCGTGTGTGAGTCATGCCACCGCATAATCCACGGCCTATCTGCGGTTGGCGTAGAGGTCAACTGTGTGGACGGATCGCCGCTCTCGCGTGGCGAGGATTGGGTCGGCCAACATCCATATAAATGGAAACCAATATACAACGCCGTGCAACGCTAAACCATAGATCGCAGGGAGGGACGCGGGACCGGTAGCAGGGGTGCAGATTGGCCCCTGCTATTTTTTTCATCTTTTTTTAAAAAAGGTGTTGACAGTCTTGTGGTATGTGATTATTATTCTATCAGACGTTAGCAATGACGCTAACGCGAAACAAACCGAGGACAGAATGCAAATTATAAAAAGTAAAAAAAACCCAACCGGTCGCGGATACGAGATTACTGCATATAGGGCAGACATTGATCAATTTTATTTTTTCACACTCCATCGTTACGAGATCAATGGGTGGGCATTGTTGGACGAAATCGGCGACTGTCTGCAAACCTTCCGCACTAAGCGAGCCGCTATGGACTGGATTTTAGCATAATCACCCAACCGGCGGGGGGCATCCGGTCCCCCGCCAAACACTAACCGAGGAGAGAAAAAATGGCAATCGAAATCGTTGAAATCAAATATATCGACAAAGAACAGGATTGGGTAAACGAAACAACGCGCTACATCTTCGACGTTGAAGGCAAGGAATATATTATAGCAGATCAAAACGGGGAGTTCACGCTTCTTGATTCAGACGGTTGCCCGACTCTAAATAGTCAAGCAGACCAGTATTTATTCAAGGCATTAATGGTCAAACTTTCCAAGATCGTTGATGGCCCAACTTTGTAAGATACAAGAAAAAAAAGGGGCCGGAATCGTCCGGCCCCTTTTTTTATTTTCTCGGCTTACGTTTTTTCTTTGGCTTGGCTTTCTTCTTCCCGCCCATTTTGCCGTATCCAATCCCCTTCGGCATATCTTCGTTCCTTTCTTATTCCGCTCGTCGCGGCGTGGCTTTATACGTCCAAATGTTGTTGACCTTGTGGCGCGTCATATCGACAAACCACCCGCCCATCGGACGGGGAGCCTTGCCTGTCTCATGCCACCACCCAGACCCATCTCCGGCGAACTCGTCTTTGTAGGTCGGTAGCTGAAGGTGGTGCTGAGTCTCGGCATACGTCACGCCGTTTGAGTTGATCCGCTCGCGCCGCATCTCCATAGACCACGCTTCATGGATATGGCCGGAACAGATTATATCCGCATCGGGTAAAAATGTAGCACGGCGGTTAGTGGCAATAACGCCTTTAGTCACTGGACCGCCACCGCCGGAGCCATGCGTAAAATAGATTTTTTTGGTATCACTAATATAACTATTTGAGTGTTGGATATAGCGAAGGAACACCCAACCACTGTATCCCATTCTCTGTATTTCTGAGCCGGTGCGGAGGTTCAACTCGTTGATCGTCGCGCCGAGCAGATCAAACTCGGTATGACGCAAAATAGAGGTCTCGTGGTTGCCCTCGGCCCAACCCGCGATATAAGGCGCGTATGGCTCAAGAAACGCCACAGAATCCTCTACAAGCGCGTTGAGGTAGTCCGAGCGTTTATATTGCGGGAGCAGTGCGCTCTTTGATCCTCGTCGATCTGACGCGCCCTGCATCGAATCGAACCAGTCGCCCAGAAACAAGGCGCGACCGTTGGCCGCGATCACCTCGTCCAGATGTTTTTTAATTAACTTACGGTCGGCGTGGGCCGAGTCGAAATGTTGGTCCGACGCGAGCAGAACGGGAACCGTCCATTCTGCGCCCATCGGCGTGAATGAGACCGAGATACACTTATCGCTCAACCGCTCGACGGTCGGCCCGATGGGTCGGCGTTTTTTTGCCGGTTTAGTTGCCATCGGCCAATCGTTTCGCGTATTCGAGCGCGGCAGTGTAGTTGTCCAGTTTTCGCTCGACCCGCGTCAGAGATTGGTCTATCGACGCGAGTCTCTCGTCCACCTTCGCTTCTAAGGCCGTCAGACGGTCGCTGTGGGAGATCGTCGCACTAAACAGCCAACCAATCGCCGCCAAAATGCACCCCGTCAGAACGCTTTGAGAGTCGAATTTCACGCCATCGGCCAATCAGCTAAAACTCAACGATCTCGCTGATCTCGGTCCCGACTTCTTTGGCGAGATCGGACGAGAGGCCGAGGCCGGATAAAGCCGCCGCGATAATCAATGCGACGACGCGCTTGGTGGCTTTTTTGGTCGCGATGTCCTCAAGTTTTTTCTTCAAGAAATCCATCTCATCACCATTTGACCTTATTAGCCCAATAAGCCGCCGAGGTCGGCCCTTTGGCTATGTTTTTTGCGTGGCGTTTTTTCCACGCCAATCGCCGCGCCCGATACGCTTTAGACTCGCCTTTTTTCTTCGGCGATCCAGAAACGCCCTGCGAGCCGAAGCGGATAAGTTTCGGCCTCTTGGTCTGCGGGTCTTTTATCAAAACCGCATGGCTTTTCGTTTTGTGCTTTGGCGTTCGCTTCGGTTTGCTGTATCCGGCGAACCGTTCGCCTCTATAATTTATCGCCATAATTTACTCGCAAACGTGAGTTGTGACTTGTAGGCTTAGAGCGTCGAGTCGTTTCTCAATATACTCAATGCGCGTATTTTGCACCGCGTCGTCCGGCAGTGCGCCGATGGTCCCTCTCGGCCAGTTGGTCGCAAAATGGGTATTCTCGTCGGTGTCTTTGCGGAGTAACATAAGATCAACCTCGTGCCGCGTTTTTGTTTTCTCTAATTCACTTAGTCGGGTGCCGTGCTCTTTGATTGCGGTCTGTTGCTCGGCAACTTCCTCGACCGCCCTGCTCAACTTCTGCTGTTGCTCAAATATCGCGCTTATCTGGTCCCATCCCAAGTATAGAGCCGTCCCACCTGCCAAGAGCATAATCAACAATATCCCCGCCTCTTTGGATAGCGTCGATATTGCTCCGGCAGTGTCTAACGGGTCGGAACTATTCGCTTGCTCCGTCGGTTGATTGCTCATTTTGTTTTAGTCGATATTTTCCCGTTGCATAATCGAGCGCACCCTGCAACTGACAACATTGCGGATCGTTAGCAACGACAAACTGCGCCCGTTCGCGCAGGGCCGTTTCAATCTCTTTTATCAACTGCTCGTCGCCTTGTGGGGCTTGCTCAATCTGTTTCGCGTCTTTGCTCATTACGTCAACCTCGTCTGTAGGGTTATAGGGTATAAATATAATATAATAAAATTACGCGGCAGGTGCTTCGCTTGTGCTGTCTACGCCATCCGGCCCACCGGCCCACGGAGCGGTTTCCTCGCGAGGCGCGTTGACGCGTCCGGCGAGTTGTTGCTCCAAGCCTTCGCGCTGATCAGCGGCCCACTGGTCGAGGTAGGCCACGCACCGGTCCGGTAACGCCGTCATATCGGCGAGAGGCTCAAAGTCTGCCGCAGTGCAAGCGTCGAGGTCAAGAGAAACCCACGGGTCCGTCGATGCGACTCCGAGGTCGGGGTTGTCGCTATCTTCGCACCGACAGACCACCACCACGGCGGTAATGACGTTTTGCTGTACCGACCCGTCGCCAATCTCCATCTCTGGGACGACGCGCAGTCTTTGCGTTATTTCATGCGTATGAATGTACGATGCCATTATCTATTCTCCAGTTCGCTCTTTGCAATTTCTTTCGATGTCTCGTCAGTAGGCGTGCTTGCGATACGCTTTAATGCGCGTCTATAGCGTTCAATCACTGCGTTATTATATTTCAAGGCCTCATCAAAAAACACTTTGGCGGACGCATCCGCGTAACCGCTAAAGGTGATTTTGCCGTCATCATTCACACTCAACCGTCCAACTTCTTTCTGTGGAGATGAATGATAATTGTCATAAAACACTAATTCATAGTTTTTTGGCGCAAGAGTGTAAGTCTCTAAATTGTTTGGGATGGTAATATTGACTGGCGCTGTTGGGGCATTGCTGTATATCCAGACGGAATTGTCTGCCATTTTACCGTCCTCAGCCATCTTCACGCAATCGTCTGCCATTGTCTATTCTCCTTATCTTACGTAATACAGTTCAACTGCGTCTGAAATGTTTTTCATCTTAATCCATCGTGGATTCACTGGTTCACCTGCCTTGACTTGTATCTGCCCCAACAATCCAACGAGCCACCATTCATCACGCGACTCACGCGATTGATACGTATTATCCAACGACTCGTCGTAGTCGGGGTTGAGTTTGCGAACAGATTGAGTCGATGACGTTGCGCCCTCTGGTGGTGTCCAGTTCGGATCTTTGGCTAATTCATCGCGCTCATATACAGCAAACTCATTGCCATCCTCGTCTGTGTATGTCCAGACAGTCACATCCTCGCGCAGATAGACACCCCAATCGTCCGTCAGATATTTGTCTGTCCAGTGATTCCACGCTACGTTACCAACCACTGCGCTGTTTTTGTTGTCGGCCTCTGGTCGCGTAACCCCCATGATGTCATCTGTGTTGTCCGTGTCTGCGTTGTAGTAGCGCACCTTATCGCCATCCAACACGATAGCGCGTCCCACCTCTGCCGCTTCTCCAGAAGCTGATTCAAAATACTCTTGATAGTCAGCACCGCTACCGTTCCACGCTCCGTCAGCATACGCAGTGCCATCGCCCGTAAATCTAAATTCAATATCCGCACCAGCACTGCTGTTAAAACGAGCAAAATCATACGCTGTAGTAGCCGCTCGCGTTGCAGTTAATGTCAGCATTTGGGCGTTGAATGAGCCGTTCGTGTTGTTAAAACCTGCTGGACCACGATCTGCGTGTGTCGTTACGCCTATATATGCGTGATCACCACCCGTCGACGTTTTAGCATACACACGCGCTATCTGATTAGACGTTTCGCCAATAAGCAGATCGCCATCGCTTGTGACGCGCAAACTCTCAGATCCACCATTTGTTATAGCTATTGTATTTGTGGTGGGCCAATAAATACCTGTGTCGACATCGCCCTTTTCGCATAGTCCGGGAGTTGATGCATTTCGTCCATCAATCGCAATACCACCGTTAACGTTTAGTTTATTTGTGCCGTACCCGCTCAACGTGCCAATCAGCAGATTGCCAGACAAGTCGATGCGGGCGCGTTCGGAGCCATTTGAATATAGTGTCGTGAAATATGTGCCAGTGCTGTTAGTTGCGCCCATCCGCACTTCGCCTGTGCTCGGATTGACCGTCAACTCGCCCTTTGTCTCGTTGCTGTATTGAACGCCAAATCCGTCGGATCCACCTAACGGCACTTCGGTTGAAACTCTCAACTGTGGCGAGGACGTGCCTATGCCGACGTTGCCTGTTCTTGTTACAGTCAACTTGGTGTTTGCTACATTAAAAGCATCTTGCGTCCCGTAACCGATGCCAAACTCTTGACCCAAAATAGGGATACCTAAATAAAAAGCGTCTGTGGCCGATGTAAACGCATCATCAAACTCTAAGAAAATTCCAGCACCGCTGCTTGATGTAAACGTGCTTTTTATCTTGACGCTAACGTCATCGTTGCTCTCAAATTTTGCTAATCCTTCAGCGGATCCAGATTTTGTTACTTCAAAATTACCTGCGGTCGTGATGCGGGCGCGTTCGGTGTCATTAGTGCAAAGCTTTAAATCATGATTTGACCGAGTTCCCAACAGCACTGTATCCGTGCCAGATGCGATAATCTGGTGGATAACGCCGTTGTCATTCTCGGCCAACTGCACAACATCGCCAGATGAATTTTTGTGGTGTAGTGTTGTGTAACCTGCGAATGTAGTGGGCGTGTCGGTTCCTATGCTAAAATTACCTGCACCGTCGATCACAACATGATCTGTTAGAGCAGTTCTTGCACCCCCTCCCGAATTGGAGGTTGAAAAAACCAACTTAGACGCGCCGAAACTACCAGACGCGACCGCTTGTATTCTCGCAGTTACACCTGCAGAGGCACTGCCACCGTCATTATCGTAAAACTCAACGTCACCAAAAACATCACCATCTGATACCGTTGTGTCACCTGTATCCAACCGAATTGTATCGTTGACAGTTACCGCACCATTCACATCTAAAGCGGTCGCTGGCGAGGATGTGGATATGCCGACGCGCTGTGAGCTATCGACAACCATAGCCTCAACGCCGCCGTTTGTTCTAAACGACATTGTGTTGGTGCCATGATTGTATTGGATATTGCCGCTGTAGCGATCTGTGCCTGTAGTGCCGTCAGCAAACGACAGGTACCCTGTACTCGTGGTCCCGCTAACTATAATAACCGAGGCATTCCCTGCGCCACCGCTTGCCACCCAATTAGGTGTCCCGTCAAAAGCGTAGTCATTTGGGTTAGATAGTCTAAAACCCACGGTATTATATGCGCTGTCAACGTACAAGGTGTTGGAGTCAATATTTAGGCCCGGCGCAGTTAATACAAAGTTTGCTGTGTCGTCGGGATCAACGACCAACTGCTCCAATGCCCAACGGTTCGCGTCTGCCTTCACACGCGAAACGTCAAGCAGGGATTTGCTCGTCGGCTCGCCAACCGTCCAACGTTGCCCGAGGCTTCCGTAACTATAGGGATTTGTTGCCATTATTTTTTCTCTTTCTGTTTGCTATCCAACATATGATATAGCCGAGTCTGGGTCTAACTCATTTACGCGCCCGTTCGGTAGTGTTCCCCAACCAGAGGCGACCCGTTGCTCATCTGTTGCCGCGTCGTAGTCGGGATACCCGGGCGAAACGACGGTCCCCACTGGCTTATACCATCGCGGGACAATCTGCGCCTCTATGCGGATGCGCGTGTCGTCTGGGGTCATCTCTTGCACCCCTAACACCACCCACTTTTGCGTCAGCCGGTAGATATTCGCGCCCGTTGAAAACGTCTGTGCCTTTGTTCCGCACTGCGCCCTGCTGACGGTTATACGCGAGTTGCCCGTATCAACTGCGCTTATTTGCATCAACTCGGGAGGACTTGAATTTGACTCTTGCAGGTAAATATAATCATTTACGCGAAAGAGGCCCGCCTCGCCGGTTGTTACGTCAATCTCTGTCTCTACCGCGTCAACAGCCTCGGCTGTTTCTGTGACCTGTCGCGCTCTCTGGCTCGCTTTAAACTTCGGGTGGTCTAGAAACATAAAGTCGCCCGGTTGAACCCGTATACCGTCGTGCATCAACGAAAACGTGAAGCGGTCGCGGGGTTGTGAGAACCAGTCAAGGCAGTGGTCCTTGAATAGTTCGGCGGTTGACTCGTCGCGTATGAACTGGCTTATATAGCCACCGTCATCAAGGAACGTTCTTTGCCTGTTGCCGCCTAATGCGTTGACAGCCTTGTACGCCTGTTGAGATGCGAAAGCCAAGTCATTAATGTTTGGCCCGAGGTAATAACTAACAGACGAGAGCGTAGACACCGCGCCGCCATCAACGGCGATCAAGGTCAAAACGGTTTCGCTTACAACGGACGCGACTGTATAGAGCTTGTCATTGGCGACATATACCCCCTCGCCAATTACAACGTCGTCCGTCTGAAAGGTCGCAGATGTATCCGTCAACGTTGCACCCGACTCGTCAGTATTGGCCGTGCCTGTGATTCTAAACTGGCCGCTTGCTATTGTGGCGCGTTGTGGTGCGCCCGTGGCCGGGTGGATTCCGTAGCGGATAGCGATCTCGTTATAGATGTCGGACGCGTTGACCGGTTCAATCTCAAGATCGTATTGCTGTTGCATGGGGTTGTCGATAGGCCCGACAACGGGCATATGATACCCGCCGATAAAAAAATGCTCGGGCGTTCTGTTCTTGTCCATCGCCGCACAATGGAACTTCCCGGCAGTGCTATAGAGCATTAGCCCTGCCTCAAAACAGAACGAGTCAAGGAACTGGTCGGAGACCTGTTCCCGCATTACAAAGTCAAAATACCAGTCCGTGCGAGAAGATGCCGCCGCTGTAAAAGAGGTTGAATCAATCTTCGCTTCTTCAAGGTTATTTAGATTCTTCCCGCGAAGCAGTGCCTCTAAAATATAGACGGGGTTTCGCAACACAGACCCACCACTACCAACGATCGCAGACCCGTCTTTATAATACTCAAAAGAATCGAGCCACCCCTGCATCGTCTGGTATATTTCCGGCTCTTGCTCAACCAACGACAAAAAGTCGTCAAACTCAATCTTTATTGATGCCTCCTCAATGCGAGTCTCCGGGTAAGGCCACCGCTGTCTTATTTCTAAATGCAAGTTGGCAATGCTTGACCAGTCCTCATAATTAGCCAACGTCAACGGATAGCTTACGTCATTGGCCGCCGTTATGCTTGAAGCTATCGGCGTTACATCTGATACCGTCGTATCGTATAAATACCACTCATACACGCCCGTGCTTGACTTTATGTAGAGAGAGACGCTTGTCATTGTGCCGATCTTAGGCAATCCAGAAAACCACACGCGCAGGTTGTTGGAGTCTATCGAAACGTATGAGGAGTCGCCCGGAGGTATGCAATCGTACCAGTTATTATATCCGTTGCCGGGGAAAGTTCTCGTGGGCCTTGCGAACGTGATGCGCGCCGGATCGTCAAGCGTTATTACTCTGTCGGTGATTGACGCGTTGACGATCTGCGCGAACTTTTCCGCTTGAGGATACCATTGATAAATATAGTCAGTCGCCACAAGCTGATGCTCTGAGGCAATGGCCTTAAGCGCAAACTTGTCGGTCATTCGCGCAGGGGCCAAGCTGACAATATCACCCGCCCGGAGATCGTCCGGTGTCTCGTTATGGTTTCCGAATGCTTCGGGTATCACCGCGCCGAGTGAATAGGCGAACGGATACGTTACCGGGTCGAGGAGCTTGCTTGGTATCTGTTTTAGTTCGGCCTTGCTGTCGTCCTTTAGGCGCAACGTCCAGACGTTGCTCCGCGTGTTGTTTCGCTCAATAACGCCGCGAAAGACTTCTATGCGGTCGCTTTCAACTTCGGAGCCTGTCGGGAAGATAAAATAAACATATACCTCATCATTGCTAATTACATGCGTGTCCGTTATGGTAGACTCGCCACCCTCGTCGCGTAGGCGAATGGTAGAGGTAGCAACAGGGCCGAGACCGCCCTGCTCTTTTACGCGCAACATCCCGAGGTCTATCCCTCGCTCGGCTATGATTCCCTCGTAAGTATTCGACGAGAGCGTGTAGGGCCGCGAGGCCCAACGCTTCGTCGTCGTAGACGCTCCGTATTGGTCGAACGTAGAGACAACCATCCAAACGCCTTTGACCCCATCCTTGACGCGCTCGGCCTCTTGGGAGCTTGTTAGCGTTCGCGCCATTAGGCAACCTCTGCCAGTTGAACCTCAACCGCGTATGAGTCATAATCGACAAGCCGCGCCCGTTCGATGCCGCCTGTATATTTCACGGTGTAGTTGTCGCCGTTCTCGTCGGTGTATGTCACCTCGGTTGATGCGCCGGAGACGGTCGTATACCAAAATGTCTTTAGGGTTGTATAGTTGCTCGCGCTCAAACTCTGCCATGCCAATGTCCACCGCTTTAGCTCTCCAGACCCTCGGGTGATTGACGTAATGCGCCCACCCATCGCTTGCTGTATAGACTGGTCTAAGAACGCGAACGCTTGACCCGGGTAGTCTGGGGCGGGTAGCGTGACGGACGGGTTGGTCCCGTCGTCAAAGGTTATATCTGCCATCTATTAAGCCCTTCCACTAGTAAACCCCAATCTTTGCGGCTCATCATAGGAGCGGTCGCTCACAGCTTCTTTGACGGCGTTGTTGATTGCCTCGCTTAACCCCGACGCGTCAAAGTCGATTAGGTTTGCAACATCCACAGGAACAATCGGAAGATTGTTCAGAACAGCATTTAACCCGGTTGTAATATTCGGCACCATATCAGCAAAAAGAAAAAAGAAATCTAAGACCGAAGGCGTAGAAAATAGATCGGTTGGTTTTATATCAAGTTTTCTATTCGCTGTATATTCTTTTGTGTATGCAATAGCCGCGCCGGGGCCATATTCGTCTGTGACGACGACAGAGTTAAGGCCCTGTTGCCAAAAACTACGGAAGTCATCACCCGATGCAATACTAAAAAGGTCTGTTGGATTAATACGTTTCTTATTTGCAATCGCGTTATCTAAGACCTGTGCCGCTACATTATCGGGGCCATGCTCGCCTGTATCTGCTCGACCTAAAAGAAATACAGACCAATAGGTAGACCAAATACTTGAGGTCGGAACTATAAACATATCGTCGGGATTTATGCGCTTCTTATTTGCTCTCGCATTGTCGAGCACTTGAGCCGAGACATTATCTGGACCAACCTCTGGGGTGTCGGCTCGCCCTAAGAGAAACACAGACCAATAGGTAGACCAAATACTTGACGTTGGGACTATAAACATATCCTCGGGGTTAATGCGCTTTTTATTGGCCCTAACATTGTCGAGTATTTGAGCCGCTACCGAGTCGGGGCCGGTCTGCTCTGTGTCAGCCCTTGCAAGCAAGAATCGGGACCAATAAGACGACCAGACGCTTGTTGAGGGAACGTCAAACAGTGACCACGGATAAATGCGAACTTTATTTGCTCTAATGTTGTCAGAAAATTGAGACAAGATCGGGGCCACCGGATCAGATAAAACCGGCAGAAGTTCCGCGCTGTAATATGACTCCATATCTTGCTCTGATGGGAGTTGAACGAGTTGGTTTGGGGTAACCATTGCGGCATTGATTGCCACAGTCGCATTGATCGGGGACACCCCTGCCGTTGTCGTCCCCGTTGTCGTCGCCGTAGTCCCCCCTGTGGCGGTCGTTGTCGCGGCTGTAGTCGATGCACCCGCACCACCGCCGCCGCCCGTTAGAGCGGCCCCTGCGCGGCCCATGTACTGTAATTGACGTACGGCCTGTTGGAATCGGTTATACGCGGCGCGTTGCTCGAATACATCGCTCCCTGCGCGGCGAAACTCTTGCGAGAGTTGCGTCCGTAGTGCGATCTCTTGCGCGTTGATCCGCAGACGGGTCGCGGCTTGCTCTGCCGCGCTTAGTCGGTCCACTGCGGTCGTGGCATCCTCTGCACTGTCTCGGAGATGGTCGAACGCTTCAGAGGTGTCAAAGAATTGTGTGGCAACCTCGGCAAACGATCCGGTATCCCCGAAGGTTTGCAAGAATATTTTTTCAAACTCATCAAACGACCCAAAACTTGCCTCAACTGCCGCCACAAAACGTTGCTCACTATATGCTACACTATCCGCAAAATCTTCTAAGGTACCTCCCACGCCCAACACATCAAACTCGGCTAAAATATCAAAGATACGCCGCACCGCATCGGCTTGCGTTTCGGGCAAGTCGTTTACCGCTCCGGTTACATTGCCTATATCAATCGCACCTTGATTGAGTAGCGCAAAGAAATCCTCAAACACTGTGAAGATTCTTTGCTGTCCTTGTGCTATATCTTCAAAGAAAAGACTCTCAATAACAGATTGAGCGGAACGGTCTGCTTGCTCTAATGCTCTGTTTAAATCCTCTAAAGCTCGCCTTGCCTTTTCTCCCGAGTCACTTATGCCGAAAAAAGTGTCAAGCAGTAAAAACAGCCCGTTGGCTACCGAGGTTATTTGTGCGGCAACATTGCCAGAGGTAAACGCGTCGTATATATCTTGACCCGCATCCGCAAACTCGGCCAACTCTGGGTTAAATCTACGAATTGCGTCTATGGTCGCATCTATTGCCGCCGCTTCTATCTCTCGGAATGTGCTAACGTTTTTTAAATTTTGCTCAAAACTAAAAACGCGCTCGTCAACTGCAAACGACGCGGGGCCAACAAGACTTGGCCCTGTTGCGGTCGGTCTTATTGGGCGCGGCCCCGTTGTAGCTGGTCGGGTTTTTAATCCTTCAATAAAGGCCTCTTTAACAAGCTCTGTTTCTGCTTTTACATCTGTGGCAATATCTTTAAAACCCTCACTAACCGTAAACAAAAGCTCGTTAAGAGCTTCGTCTCTTTGAGCTTGTGCTTGTCCCGCGACTGCTTGCTGTGCTTGCTCCCTTCTCGCCCGACCTCGCCCACCGGGTTCAAACCCGAAAGTCTGCCCTTCTGGGAAAAGCCCAACTCTTTCAGCGGAGCCATCGGCCAACTCTCTGCGTCGGACGTTAGCCCGGACAGAGCCCTGTCTTTGCTCTGCTTTACTAAGTTCATCTATCGCGTCAGCTATTCCCAATAAAGCATTCGCAAACGTATTACTCACCCCTGCCGACTCGTCGATCTTACTTACCAACTTGGTCAAACTATTGGTAATAACTGTCATGGATTGGCTAACAGTCGCAGAGGTTTTCCCAAACTCCGTTCTCACACCCCCCTGTTGGCTCTGTATGGCCTTTACGACCGTCTCGCTTGTCAATGCCCCCTCTGCGCCCAACGCCCTCAGTTGGCCGATTGAGACCCCTATGCCGTCTGCTATTGCTTGTGCCAAGCGTGGAGTCTGCTCAAGTACTGAGTTTAGTTCTTCGCCGCGTAGCGTCCCCGACGCGATGCCCTGCCCTAACTGCATAAGGGCCGCATCGGCGGCTTGTGCCGACGCTCCCGAGATAGTTATAGCTTGAGAGATGGTTTCCGTAATATCGACAAGCTCGCTCTGGGTTAGCCCTAACTCCTCCGACGAACGGGCAAGGCGCGAGTAAAGGTCAACCGTCTGGTCAAACCCTACGCGGCTTTTTTGCGAAACCTCAAAGAGTTGTTGCTGTGCCAAGCCGAGTGCATACGTCGAGTCCGTTACGAGCTTGAGCCTGTTGTTTATCTGGGTGGATACGTCAAGGAGGTCAAAAAACTGCTTGACGACGATGGAAGTGCCAACAGCGGCAAACGCGCCTTTCAGCGCGGTAAAGTTGCGACCCATGCCCCCCGTAGCGTCACTGGCCTTTTTCGCCTTCCCTGCGAGCGCGTCAAACTCGCGCCCGGCCTTGTCTGCGCTTCGGCCTGTCTCTTTTAGTTCATCCTTAAGACGGTCGAAATTGTCGTCAAGTTTATCGACAGATGTAGCGGTCTCCCGCGCCGACTTTTTAATGTCGTCAAGGGAGCGCGTGATTGCTCGCGCCCCCTGTTTCGTTCTGTCCTGTAACTCTATCGCAATGCCTGTGGTCGCAACCATTTTTTATCTCTTTGGCTTATTTGCTTTTGTCTTTTCGTTTAACTTTTTGACCGTAAGGTCAATGTAAACGCGATCAACTGCGGATAATATACGCCAAAAGCGGTCAAAGTCCTCAAGGTCGTCGGGGCCGTATACCCGCGCATAATTGACGACCGAATCAAACGGGATGCTCGACGGATACGCGCCCCCCATCCCTGCACTAATATAAGGTCTTCCGGCTGATAGCGCATAAAACGCCTCAAGAATCCAAGCATTATCCGAAAAGGGTTGTGGCTTGCTGTCAAGAGCCTTACGAGTTGCGGCTGTTTCTTGGCCGCGTTCGCGCTTTCGCTCTAATCTTTCGGCGTGTTGCCCCCACTCGATTTGCCACTCGACGACTTCGGAGAGTTTTTTGAGGACTCCTCAACCTCCGTCTGGCGAAAGACCGCTTGCTCTCCGGCAACGGTCAATATATCCTCGCGGAAGTCTTTAAACTCACTGATTAACTTTAGCGCATTATCTGACGAATAGGGCAACGCTTTGCCCTCGTATTCTACGCCCTCCCAATCAACCAGAATCGTCTCAGAGATGCACTTGTTCAGTATCTCGCCCTGCACATCCTCGGGCAATAGCCCACGGTCCCGCAGGTGGCGATGGGGCTTGAGAAGGGCTTGAAATCTTTTTTGATACGCAGGGTTGCCGAGTCGGGCGACCTTAAGCCGCGTCCCTTCGGCCCAATCAATCCAAACGCCTTCGGCCTCGCCGGTTTCGTCCGTTCGGTAATGCTTTGCAAAATCCATAAGAAAACCTCTTGTGTAGGGTTGGTTGGTGGGTGCGCCACCCTACGAAGCGCACCCACCTATCCGGCCAGATTTTTAGGTGTAGGGTCTGGGGTTACTGATTAAACTGCTTAGGTCTGGGTGCGAGAGATGACAATCGTTTTCTCTGCGCTACCGGAGCCATGCGACCCACCCGGCTCTGCGGCAAAGTCGAATGAGAGCATTACGTCGCCGTCTAGACCGGGGTTAGTTCCCGGCTCCGTCGTGAAGGCGACCTGTGGCAGGTCGATCAAAAAGCGGTCATCATTGCCCAAGTCGATGGAGAAGGAGAGAGCCTGCTTGGTGAAGTTCTCCCAGTCCGTGTCTAAGGCCCAAGTGTTGTCATCAAGATAGACCGAGAAAGAACCGGTGACCTCGGGACTACCCTGCGGCATACGCGTCCGCTCAAGCGATCCCAAGCCTTTCGCGGGGCGGTTCGGAATTGAAACATTTAGCGACAACTCCATAACATCGTAAGAGACTGCCGTGCCGCCGATCCAGAGCGCACCGAAACCGTCAACCTCGCTCGCCACATCTTCAGAAGCCGCCGCGTTGACGGTCCCGCTACCGGCCTTTGACGATGCCTGTGCGCGGTCCTTGCCGTCGAACGCTATTGAGGCAGTAATAATGCCGCCGGGCGTTTGATTGAGCGAGAAGGCATTGAGCCGCGCACCCGTCATAAGGTGATAGCGGTCGGTCAAGTCTTGGTATTGCTGTTGCAAGGAGTAGCTGTGTTCCGTGCTACCCGACCAAACATAGGACCCTTCCATCGTGATGGAATCCCCTGCCGCCTCATCGGTTAAGGTCGCACCAGTAACGCCCAAGCTATTAGCGGCAATAGTGGAGACCTTAAACCAACCATTGTTCCCTGCGGTCGTGAATCCACTGACGTAAATCCACTGACCTTTGGCAATGTTAGACGCGGTAAAGTCGGTAGACGACGAGGTAAACACATTGCCGGAATTGACTGCGGCTATATCTGTTGCCGCAGAGACCGACGCGCTCGTTGACCAATCTGCGTCCGAGCGAACAGCCGAGCGCATAAAATCGTCGTACGTCTGCGCGGCCAGCTCGAAATCGTAGTTTGCTGTCGGCGAGATGCCGACGCGCTTACTGTCGGCAAGTTGTGCGTCCGAGCGCACCGTCTGCGAGCGCACTGTCTCCACGCCGTACGCCATCGCGCCGCCCGTAATCGGGAAGGCCTCAAAGTCGTTGGATGGCGTTGTCCCCCAAGTAGACTCTCGCGTATAGGAGACTTGTATCTGGTTACTATCTGCCATTATTTTATCCTCTATTATTACGCCATTAGGTCGTATCTGAACGGCGTGTTAATGTTCACTTGATAATACGGGTCGTCTCCCTCGCGCCCAACAGGGACAACGCTTGACGCTTTAAAAACAACGCCACTTATTGTTATACCGCGCAGAGCTGTGCCAACGTCGTCGGCTATTGCCAGAGCAGTATTTGCGCCCTCATCGGTTGGCGTAAACACCTGCACTAAAATATTGCCAACCTGTCTCCATCGTCGGTTACTCGTCCCGCCGATAGATGCTTGTAGCTGTTCGCCCCCCTGCACCCCAATTCGCGCCCATCCTTGATCGGTTGCAGGGTTAAAGTCGTCTAATGGGTCGAACGGCATATTCGGCCACGCTATCGGCACCAAAGGCCGGAGCGTATCCATTTGACCCTTGAAGCGGGTCAAGATCGTGTCATAGGTGTCGGAGAAACTCATAAATCACGCCTTAATGTTATGGCTTGCTGAACCTCTGCAATAGATATAGCGACCATTCCCTGCGGGGCTTGGTCACTCCATGTGCCTGTTTCAAGGCGATTGATATAAGGCAAGTTGTTAGTGATCCAAATATCTTGCCCCTCTTGGGCGTTTCTTAGTATCGCCGCCCCTTTAGCCTTAGCACGACCGGCAACGGCTGACTCCTGCCTCCCTTGCGGTATTTTGTCGGTGTTGGCGTATGAGGTTTCACCAAGCCGGGGCGATGAAAGAGAGACCTGCCAGTTGGCCCGCGCTCGGCCCGTATCGACCGGGGTGCGGTCTACAATGCGCGAGAGTAGGTCAAGGGCCACCGCTCGCTTGACTTGGTTGGCGTTCTCTTGTGCCGCCTCTAATGCTTCGGCAAGTCCAAGACTAAATATTTCAATATTGCGCTCGTTCGACATTAGGCCCGTGTATGTAGGTAATGTATTACGTCCGTCGCTCCGGCTCTTACCGTCTTGACGGCGATCACTTCCAACTTCTTAGAGTCGTCTACGAACTCGTCGCCGGGTTCGGGCGTAAAGTCGCCGTTATCGCCTTTGGCCGCTATGATATATTGCCGGTCTGAGTCCTTGACGACAACGCCGTCCCTCTGCGAGTGCGTGAAGTCGTCAAGGATGCCGTAAACGCTTTGGTTCGTCGTTGCGGTAGACTGCACCTTCCACGGCGTAGCTGAGACGGGAGTCTGCGTGTCTCTGTTTATGTCGTACGTTGTGCCGAGGTTTTTTATGAGCCTCAAGGCCATGTCTGCCTTTGCCGCTGTATTCATTTAAACGCCCTCTAAGCCCTGTCTAAGTCGCCCGTCATCGCGCCGCGCCATGTTCCCAGACCGCCGAGGATACGCATCAGAATGGGCAAATAAGGCTCTACAGAGGCACCAGAGAAATACTCAACGCGCACGGGGCCGACCTGCTCCATTTTAGTATCGCCGCCCCTGTCGTAGTTCTCGTTAAGGGGCTTGCTGATATGTAGTAGGGCAAGCTCACAGGTCGCTTGTCGGACGCGCTCCGGCACGGAGTTGGTCGCTATTGTGCGGTCCTCGTTATCGGTCGCATCTGACCGCGGCCAACTTAGCGACTGTGTTAGGCTGAACACCTCGCCCGTCCACTTAAACATCCCGTCAAGGGTCGTTGTCGCATAACGAAGCGCGCCCTCTTTAACATCAAGTTGCGAGTTCGGCCAGAGTTGAGGGTCGCTGTGGTTCTCAAAGTACGTTGTAGCGTCGGCCACCGATATATAGCTGTCGGCATTGGGGACGACAGAACCGTCCTCTACAATAAGAGCCATTTATTTATCCTCGTCCGCTTTGCTTTCCGACTTTTTGCCGCGGAGTGAAACCCGCTTTTTTGGCTTGGCTTTTTCTTCGCTGTAGCCTTCACCTTTCCAGTATTTTTCCGCATCCGATCCGGCATCAACAACCACCGTCTCGTCACCCTTGTATAGTTCTTTAGTTTCCATCATTGCCCCTAATTTTTAGTGAGGGGCAGAAGTCGCCCCCCTGCCCCTCACTGATAAAATTGGCCCAATCCGAGAGATTAGCCCAACACGCGGGTCAACAAGTCGCCCTGTATAACCTTTGCGCCACAAAGTACGTCAATGCTGATCGTGTCGGTCTTGGTCGAGCCGTCATAATCAAAGACGATACGCAGACCCAAGCCACGGTCGGCAATATACTCAGCGCGAGCCGCGCCCGAGGGTAGTTCCAAAGGAACAACCGCGTAAGACAGCCCGTTGGGATGTCCGGCGATGTTGATCTGGTGGTCGGTCGTCTCAAACGTCAGAGCGGCGTTGTCAGCAACAGCGGCACCCAGACCGGTCTCCTCAATCGTGATAGAGGTTGAGCCGTTGGTCGAAAGGACAACGTGCTGTTTGCTGTCACCCGCAACCGTAAAGACATCACCGGCAACGATCGTATTGCTACCTGTGTCAACGGTCAAGGTCGTCGCACCTGCGGCAAAACCGGCACCATTATTGATGAGGTAGCCCGTCGGTCCGTTGGTGTCGTGCGTGGCGATGTTCTGGTCCATGTAGTAATCCATGCCCAGAATACGGCCCATGCTCGCCTCACGGAGTGCAGAACCATCGTCGCCGCGTTGATCGGCCTGTAAGACCTGCGTGACGTTGCCGAGCATATCCGCTTTCGCTTGGCTGTCGAGTATACACATACGGCCACGCGTCGGCACCTTGAGGTCGTCGAGTTTCTTGACAACGCCAACCATGTCAGCTAATGAGTCGGGCGGGTCTCCGGCAGTCCCAACAAAGTTGGGAATCTGGGAACCCTTACCGAGGATATAGCTGTCGATGCTCTGGGCGATAGCGACAACGGCGGGTTCGAGCAACTGCTGACGGAAGTTTTCGAGGTCGAGCGTCCACTGCTTTGACGTAACGGCAAAGGTTACGTCAAAATGCTTTTCAAGCGTCAAGTCGCGGCTCGATTCGGTCGCGTCTTGCGTTGTGGTCGTGGTCGTGAACTCTTGAGCCGTAAAACTCGCGGGGCCACGTACAGCGATTGTGTCGCCGACCTTCGCGCCGCGAAACTCGTCAGCATATCCACGGTTGAATAGATTGGCCGCCACCAGTTCATTCTCAAGAATCAACAAAGCTTCGCGACCGATAACACTGGGTGTTAGAAACGTATTAGCCATGCTAAAAAATCCCTCTTTTTATTATAGGCATTAAGCGGGGATTAGTCCCTGCTCTCGTGCCTGTCTGTATTCAGTTAACGACATTGATGAAACCTCATCTGGCGTTAGTTCACGCCGCGCACCACCCTGCTGAGTCGTGCTATCTGGTGTTGTTCCACCTCCAGAGTGACCATTGGCCTTGAATGCCACCGCGAGGTCTGGGTCGTTTCTGCGCTCTGCTACGAGGTCAGCAAACCCCATAGGAGTTAAGTCTTGGCCCTTTATTCGCGGCGTTCCTTCGCCGTCAACGATCTCCACAACAACCTTACCATCTTCGTCAGTTCGTGCGCGGACTTCGTTCTTGAGTATCGGCATCAAAAGGCGCGGATTTCCTCCGGCCTCTATGATTGCGTTTTGCAACTGGCTGTCAATTAATAAATCTTTGATCTGCTCCATACGAGCGTCGGCAAGGCTTTGTATGGGCGCGGTCGCCTTTTCGACATTCTCGCGAGCGGATCGTTTGACTGCATCAAGTTCGGCCTTCATCCGAGAAATAGCCTCGGATTCCTCGCCTTGTGAGATTTGCATTGACTCCAGTTGGTTTAACGCCTCGGCCAACTCTTGTGGGCTTCGCCCTATTGCAGAGAATTGCTTAAGGCCTTCCTCTGCTTTAGTCGCCCGGTCTTTGAGTTTGCCGAGCGTGGATTTAAGCCCTTGCACATTTTCCAACGCGTATCCGCTCTCGCCGGACACTGACAAAATATAACCACCCGCGTCTGATTCCGCATAATATTCTTTCACGTTATCCGGTATATCTTCAGCAGACTCATATATAGGTTTAAGCATTGCATCCCCTTCGGTAGATACCTGCAACTCGGCAGGGTTTCAAGTGATACGGGCGACTCGCGCCTGTATTATTTTACTACGCCCTCTTTCTTTTTTCAAGGGCTTTTAGTTGCGGGAGTGTTAAGAGCTTCCCGTTGTTATTAGTGAACTCATTTATTTTTATCTTGTTTCCCCTAAAAAGGGCCGCTCGACTCGGGCCGAGGATTTGGTCTTGCACCTCTTTAGGTTGTCGCCGGAGCCATTTATTGTAAGTGACATCCGACGGGACTGCACCGTTCATTGAAGCGCGAGCACCGACCGGCGCGTCAGCCACATCAAGCCCCAACTCGCGGTAGCTTTTTAGGACCGGTGTCATTGTGCACCGGCAATTTATGTGAGCCGGTGGCTGACGGTGCGCCGTGCCGGGCTTAAAGACTTTACCGTCAAGCCCTCCGCACTCGGGGCAGGTGCGCGTGTCTAATGTCGCCACCCATTTTATGCCCTTTATAATATCGTCGTTCTGGGCGAAGGTCTCCTGCCGGGCCGCGTTCGAGACGTTGTTTATTGAGGTTCGGACGATGGCCTCGGCCTTGCGGCGCGTCGTGTAGAGGATGCCGTCAGTAAATTTATTAGCCCTCGTTCCGCGCACCCTCTGCACCATCTGCCCGACCGTCTGCCCCTCTGCCGCGCCCAGTCTTATAGCGCGTTCGAGTTCCTCCTGTGTTGAGCGTTGTAGTTTACTAAACCACTCCGTCAACGGGGTGCCCTCTATCGGCGTATTGATAGCGATAGACCGCAACAACTCAGCTGACGGTATGGTTGTATCTAAGACGACCGGAGAGGCCTCGTCAATTAGATCGGCCACCCAGTCGGCCTCATCCCGCGAAAGTTCTGCCAGTAGCGGAGTCAAGCCTTGCCGGGCTTCCCGGAACCGTCGCTCGTTTATTGTGCGTAGATACCCAAACAACTTTTTCATTCGCGCCGTCGTCGCCACGCCCGGGTCAACGCCCAACTGCCCAATCTTCTCATAGCGTCGAATTAACTGCGCGAGGATATCTTGCTCCATGTCGTCAAGCAGTGCGTTGATCTTTTTGACTTCTGTCCCGCCCAACTGTTGCAAATATGCTTGATGACGGATAACGCGGTCCATGACCTCCTCGTTGAGCGTCAACGACTCGCCGAGGTCACGGATGTCAACTTGCTTGTTCAAGCAGACTCCTCAACGGTGTCGGGTTCCTCTATGAAAGCAGTTCCATCCACCATAAACGGGCTTTCTGTTTCAAGTCCCGCCAGTATTTCTTCAACATCGACAGCCTCATGGTATAGCCCCCTTCGCTTACGCTCGGCCAGATAGGTGCGGCGATCCAATACGCCGAGTTTGTAGTCTTCGCGGATTTCTTCCAATTCGCGGCCTGTCGCCGCACTATAACCTAAGTCCTCACTAATGGAGACCGCCGGAGCGTCTAAGTTGCGTCCGGCCCATTCTGCCGACAGTGCGAGGGCTTGCTGTAGTCCGTCCTCTAATAACATAACGTATGCCTCAAGGTCGCTGATCTCGCGGCTTGCTTCTATCGCCAGTTCCGTGGCTGTAGGGTTGCCGCTCTTACGCTCGACCGGAGCCAATGCGAGGCTTTGCATTTGTTGTTCTAACTGCCGGAGCGCATCGGAACCAACCTTGACGGCGGACCCGTCGGTCTCTATGACCTCGACATCGCTCTGCGGGTCCTTGTTGCCGAACACTTTATACGGCCCTATCTCGACAGATGCGACATCCTCCTTACTGAATCCGCGAAAAAACAGCATAGGCACACGCGCCACGGATTCGATATTGTCTTGGTCGGACTGGTTGCGCCAATGCTTGGCGTTGAGATGCGCCAAGCCTTCAAGGGGTGGCTCGCATTCGAGCAAGCCCTTGCGGTTGGCATAGACCGTCACGAGCGGAATCTTGCCGAGCGTGTTGGGGTATTCGGCGACCTGTTCCCACTGCTCCTCCTCCTCGTCGCCCGAGACCCGTTCCCACAATTCGATCATGTCCGGCATCCAGACGACAACGTAATGCACCGGACGCGTTGCCCATCGGTTCGTCTGGGATGGCACATCGACAACGTGGCGCACCTGCAACCGCGTTAGTTGCTCCACACCTCCGACGCGCTCGCCCTGCCAGTTGATCACCGACGGAGGAGAGATACCGACCATATAAGGCCGCAGTTGTAGCTCTTGCTCGTCGGCCAGTGTCAACTCGCGTCCGAGCATATCCTGCAACTTGGTTGTGTTCGGGTATTCAACGAGGATATGCGTCTTGCCGTAGACGAGCAGGTCTTGCAGTCGTTCTTTCGCAAACGTCGTAAGATTGCGCCCGGTCAAGTCGACGTTCTGGGCGAGCATCTGGAAAAATATATCCGCGTCCTCGGCCAACTGGACCGGAGCCGAGAAGGGCCGCGCTGAGTAGGTCGTCACTATATCGCGGTACATGTCATATAGCACCGAATTGGCGAGGCGCGTCTGGTAGCGATCATCCGACTCTTTTGGATACTGCGGCAGGTATTGCCGTCCCGCATCGCGCATCGCGAGCGTTCCCTGCATAAGTATCTGCGGCAAAGCCCAACGTCGCGCCATGCGTTTATACGCGGTGTTGGGGGTTGCTACCGTCGCGCTATCTGCCGCCTCGTCGTCGTGTGCGAAGTCGAAATAGTTCATTTATTGCCCTCTATAGTATCTAAGCTATATCTCATCTAAATCCCACGAGGAGATTTTTTCCGGTGCGTCTATCGGGTGCTCCGCTACAATATAATAACCCAACGCGTCCGACGCATGGGACAGGCGCGGGTCGAAGCGTTTGTCTATCTCGCCAGAACCGCCCTCTAATACGCGCACCCCCTCAAGGTCCTTGTGTAGGTTCGGGGCCGCGTCTGGGTTAACATACAAGTTAATCTCGCCTTCGCCATCAACCAGTCGCGTGTTGACTGCGTTGACGCGTGAACGCTCCGAAGGGTTCGCCCTCGGGACGCGCATATATACGTCATAGTACTGCCCAAGCTCCGACTGGACTATATCCCAATCGCTACCCGAAGTCTTGGCCGTCCCTCGCGCCCCGCCGGTTGCGTCCCCATAAATATAGACAATTCCCTCGTGGTTCGCCCAATCGTTTATGAGTCGCCCACAGACGGCGATGGTGTTGCTGTTGCGCGGTATATGCACCTCGCCAATGACGACCGTCACATCGGCCCCTGTTGCCGGATCGGGTAACTCTTGGCAGACCACCGCCACCCCCGGCGACACGTTGAAGTCAAAACAAAAAATCAGCGGCTCACGCGGGTTGTATTCGAGGTCCGTCCGAAGATGGTCCTCGCAATACGCGTAATATGCTTGACCTTGAAAATTTACAAAGCTCGCCTCGTACTCTTGGGCGAATGTCAACGCGTCCATATGCCGCCGTGCGGCTTCTATCTCGCCCTCTGGGAGGACTAACGCGCTCACCCAATGATATGACCCCCACTCGCTCTCTGGGCCGTGTGCGAGCATTTGAGCCTTCGCATATTGGTCCAGATCATAGTAATGGTTTCGGCCCTCTGGAACGCCTGTAAAATCACACCACCCGTTGCGGTCCGACAGGGCCGGACGGATATGCTCTTGCCAAACCGTCGGTTTCATGTTTGCGTATTCGTCAAGCACCCCACCGTCCCAACCGACCCCCTCAATGCGCTCGGGCTTGTCGAGTCCGAGGACGTGAATCTCTGCGCCGTTTGCCAGTCGAATAATCAACTCGCTCTCGCTCGGCTCGGTCGCTCGCCATTCGGGCGCGACCAGTGCCTTGAGGTCTGACCAGAAAATCCGCTTGGCTTGGTCGCGGGTCGGTGCCGCCGCGAAGTAGCGCGGGGTCGGGTAGTCACTCCCGCGCAACGCCCGGTGGATCAGTCGACGCTTGCCTATAAGTTCGGTCTTGCCGGAGCGACGGCCACAAGGAAACGTGTTAAAGCGATGAGTGCCGCGATAAGCCTGTATCTGTACATCTATCGGGCGTAGCGGTGTCCATCGCTTAGGGAGGATTCCCGTCAACCGCTCCCGCCCATCTGGTCGTCAATAGCGTCGAGGGCTTTCCGAAACTCTGAAGCGATGTCTGCGCCGGTTCGCGTCGTTTCTACGCGGTCGGTCTGGTTAAGTCGATTCTTGCCAAGCCAAATCAGCATCGCCGATTTGCCCGACATCGCTGCGTCATATTGCGCCCGACGGATTGAAACGTCGCCTTCTGACAGGCCGCGCTCGTATGCCTCGCGCAGGCTTTTCTTCTGCTTAAGGTATTTACCAAACGTCGTGCGGCTCACTTGTATTACGTCGGCGATCTCGTCCCACGTACAGCCAAGCCGCGCCAGTGCGCGGACCTGCTCCTCGTCTATTTTTGCGGCCTTTCGTCCCATACTATTCTATGTCCGTTCGTTTTCTCTTGTTGCCGTCTGGCTCGCGGTCTCTCTGGTCGCCGTCTGGCCGGTGAAATCCTCCCACCGCTTGACGATAACGTCGCAATACTTCGGGTCAATCTCCATGCCGTAGCATTTGCGTCCGAGTTGCTCGGCGGCGATAAGGGTTGTGCCGGAGCCGAGAAAGGGGTCGTACACTATACCGTTTGACGGGCAACTGTTGCCAATAGGGATTGAGCAAACTCCAATCGGCTTTTGAGTTGGGTGGAACCTCTCGCTTATATTATCCCTGCTAACATTCCAAACATCAGACCCTTTCCTATCGCCAAACCAAAACCCTTTACCACCCCCTACACCTTTCCATCCAAAAAAGCATACTTCAAATTGACTGTGATAATGCGTATGATGTAAAATAAACCCCTCTTTCACCCAAATCATCGGGCGGGGTTGCATCATCAATTTATGGTCAAATAATTTCGTGTACATAGGCCAATTAGCTGTTCCACCAAATAAATACACACGTCCGTTTTCGTCCAGAACAAGGTCGCAAGCAATAGAAAAAGAAACTGGTATAGCGGCTTGTGTTAAATCACCTTCGATCCTTGCCAGTTTTTTTCCTTTCTTGTTTGAATGATACGAAACCCCATAAGGTGGATCACTTAGAAGCATATCGGCTTCCTCGCCGTCCATCAACCGCCCCACATCCTCTGCGCTCGTAGAATCCCCACACAGTAGTCGATGCTCTCCCAACAGCCACAGGTCGCCCGTCTGCGTGATAGGCTCCTCTGGCGGTTCTGGCACCTCGTCGGGGTCAGTCAAGCCTTCGCCTTGCTCCCCGCCGTCAATACTGTCGGGCAGTTCAAGGTCGTCTATAGATAATATATCGGCCAGATCGGAGTCCATACCCTCTAAGAGTTGGCCTAATACGTCGGTGTCCCACTCGGCAAGTTCGGCGGTTCGGTTGTCGGCGATGCCGAACGCTTGCGCGTGGGCGGGGTCGAGGTCGGTGACGGTGACGTTGATTTCATCCCACCCTAACTCCCGCGCCGCTTCAAGCGTTCCGTTTCCGGCAATCACTACGCCACGCGAGTCTACGACGATTGGTTTCTGTTGCCCAAATACGTCAAGCGAGTCGCGGATCGCCTTAAGGTTTCGCGGCGAGTGCTTGCGAGCATTCGCAGGGTCGTTTTTTAGTTCGGCTATTTTGCGTCGCTCTACTTTCAAAACTTCGTCCTCTCGTCCCACCGTGCGACGTTTGGCCTCATATCCAGATGTATAAATATATCATACCGACCAATGCCGGTAAAACCAAGCTCCTCGGCTTTATCGGCGATTAAATCCAATGCCTCCGGCAGTATCGGCTGAGGTAGGTGCGGCGACTTGACCGACGGCACCACATCCGTTGCAAAAATCATATGCTGAGATTTAGACGCGCCACCGATTGCATCGTTGTGTTTTGGGGATCGAAAGCCGGAAGTGATCCGAAGTGGAGCTTCCCACCAGTCGCGCAATTTTTGCAGGTTCTTCATGTGCGCCCAAAAACGCGCATCCGGTGCGAAACCAGACAGCACTTCCTCCCAAGAAAAGTTGGGTATATCCTCTCGTAGTTGCAAACAATTTTCTCCTGTTTACGAAAAATATATATAATCAATGAGCGATCCACAAGCCCTTATGTAAACCTTTTCACGTGGAACACCTACAAGCCAGATAAGAAATATTTTCCTACTCAGTGGGTCGGTGTACAAGTAAACCGAGTATGTACCAAGTATATTTTTTTTACTCGGTGACCTTAACCCTATTAAGAATAAAGCACTTACGAGCCGTGCACAGGTAAACAGGGTAAAAACCGTTGGTTGATTTTTTTTAGAGGAAAAACGCTTTTCTATACACGGGAGAAAAAAGGCGTTTTACTTGGTGACATTTGCATAAGTCCTATATTCTAAATACACTTAAGGTCACTAAGTAAGCTTTTTTTACTTGTACACAAAAAAGATAAAAGTCTTATAAGTTATTAAAGAAACAAGAGGTTAAGTGTCACCAAGTAAAATAGGCTATACTTGGTGCTTACTTGGTGACCTATGGGTTTATGGCGGTATTATGTAAACTAATCGGGTATAAGCTATAGCTTATAGGGTATAGCTTATAGGGTATAGGGTCTGGTATTATGTAAACCAATTAGGAAAGACTACGCCCAAAAAGAACCTTCAAAAGGTACAAAAGGGGCTTTTGTAGGTTTTGCAGGTTCTTTTTGGGTAAACCAATTAGGGCAAACAAAAACCGCTCGACCAGTAACCGAGGAGAAACTGGCCGAGCGGATTGTGCCGGAGTCCAAACCGGCGATACCCGAGGAGAGTATCAGGAGGTATAGGGTTAATTTAGGGCCGCTGTAGTGGCCCGTCAACGTCTTTGTGACGGTATCCGATAATCGACTCGGGCCGACAGTTTAACGCACTACAGAGCCGCCCAACGGTCCGTAGTGTCGGACTATAGCGACCCGTCAGCATATTCGATATTAGGGCCGGATAGGTTCCCGCTCGCTTTGCCAGTTCCCGGTAGCTGTCGATCTCTGCGTCGGCCATCGCCTCGTTTAGTTTTGTTCGGTCAATCATTAGCATATATAGTAATATATGGAGTGGTGGGTAAAAATGCAATGGCTTAAACTTTTTTTGTTTTCCTTTAAAAAAAGTGTTGACAAGGGAAATAAAAGCATTATCTTTATCATTAGAAGTTAGCAATAACACTAACGCAAAACGAACCGAGGAAAAAATGGCAACGCCGCAAATCGAAGCAACAATCGAAATTCCAACCATCGAAACTTTCAACGTTACCGGAAACCACACAAAAGAATACGCCATTGAAATGGCCAAGATCAACAACGAGGAAGACGACTGGACGTACGTCGCCGAGCCGAAAAACGCCGACGATCCCGAAGGTTTTTGGACGATAAAGATTTTTGACGAAGATGATTTTTTTGTAGGCACAATCTAAACCAACCGGCGAGGGGTTCCGGCCCCTCGCCATAACCGAGGAGAATCACCAATGATAATCAACTATACCTTCGACGACCGCGACGAGAACGGCCCCGACTTAACCGTCGAGGTCGAGATTGAGGCCGGATACGCCGGAACGCTCGAATGTCCCGCCGTCGATGCCGAGATCGTAATAGGCGATATAACGGACGCAGGCGGAAACCAATACGACGAGGACTATTTTACGGCTCAAGAATGGGCCAACATCACAAACGCCGCAGAGGCGGCACTGGAGGCCAATTAATGGTAGAGCAAATTATCAAGCTCAGACGCGAAGGGAAAAGCACCGCAGAAATCGCCAAGACGACGGGTGTGAGCTACTACCGTCAACGTCAAATCTACGACGCGCACAACGTCCCGACTCCGAGCAGATACGGCGCGACGCGCCGACGGATTCTTGAATTGCTCAACGCGGGGGAAATGAGCCAAAGCGAGATAGCGCGGACGCTTGGCGTATCGCGGCAACTGGTGAGCGAAGTTAAACTTCTGGAATTGACAAAAAAAGGTATTGACAGCAATTAGTATAAGTGTTAGTTTATTTGATAACACCAACAACCGAGGAGCTTGACAATGAAAACTTACATGGACAACGCGAAAGCCTTTCTCGCGGTCGCCATCGGCTACTTAGCCGTCGAATGGTTCGCCGAGGCACTAAGCCATGCGATGGGGGCCGGACTATGAAAGTCAAGGACTGCCCGTATTGCACGGACCGCATGTATATCTATATGCGATTAGAGAAATGGATATGCGCCGACCACGCCCGATGCGGCTATACGCTCGACGCTACGCCGGACGAGATCGCCGCCGCTGTTAATGTCTACAGCAAGCGCGTGCGTCGCGAGGTAACAGCACAGACGGGCAACGTGGCCCCTGCTGTAGAGATATAAACTAATGGGGCGAGCGGTGGGAATAGCGGAGTGCAGACTGGGGAGTCGAATCACCGCGAAAAACTGCGCGAGCGAATGGGGAGCATTTCGCGACGACCGCAGGAGCCGCTCGCCCCAACCACCAACCAACAACAACCCAATCGCGGCAACGAGAGGAGAGGACCGCGAGCAATAAGACAACAAATCAATCAACCCGACAAAGACCGAATGGTCAACGTCAACAACAGGAGAGTAAAACAATGGGATTTTTAAATCTAAACAGCGAACGCAAATACCTCCCACGCCTCGACATGGACCTACGCGCCGGACGGTTCTTCGCCGTCGAGCGCACCCAGAACGCCGCAGGAGAATGGGAGAGCGAGAAGGTCGAGGTCGAGAAGCCGCGTTTCGTCGCCGACCTCGCCAACTGCGAGATCGGGTGGACCGCTTTTGTCGAAAAGCGTCCCGACTCGGTAATGCGTCACTGCGCTGACGGCATGCCACCGCAACCAACGCCAGAGCATAAGGCCGCGTTTGGTTTTAATGTCAAAATGGTTGATGGGGATTTTGACGGTTCGCTCCGTAAGTTTTCAAAACAGGGCATCACTATCGGCAAAGCGTTTGACGATCTGGTTGATGCGTGGCAAGCCCTGCCGGAGTCAAAAGACCCGACGAAATGCCCCGTCGTAGCTGTCACCGGCACGACCCCCGTTAAAGCCGGTCAGTCAACGAATTACGCGCCGAAGTGGGGCATTGTAG